GTCAGTTGTTTGATGGTGCATTGTATACAGGTTCTGGGACACGACTCCGTCCTGGCCAGCCGCGGTGACGCCTTCTATGACGTCACCGAGGTTGGAAAACCAGTCAACGAGCCATGACCAGGGCGTAGCTTTATACAAAACAGAAGGGTTCAAACGAATCCCATACAGTATCATATACTGCTTGATTAAGTTCTGATTTGAACTATAATCAAGAAGGGAATCGTCGAACTCTGGGCGGTAGAACTTATAGTCGCCAGAAGCCCAAACACGCGTATTAATACGCTGTTCAAGGCTATAGCGACCAGGAGAACTAGTGCCCGGATAGTTAGTCGACATGGCCTGAGTCCAGATGGAACTGGGGGGAGAAACCCTCCAGCCACTGGTCTGAGGAATCAAAATCGATACTTCCTCTGTTTCAGAGAGAGTTGCCTTCCGATGTTGCCAGGTATTATTCGCGGCCGTAAGGTCGTGAATATATTGCTGGCCGAAGAAGCTAACGTTTAACATATCGTTAACATCTTTGATGAACGGAATCCAGCCAAACTGGATGTTTAGAAAATCCTCAGAAACTCTTTTAGGAGTCATAAGAGGACTAGTCTTGTGTCCCCCTAAGCCCTTCCATATATCATGGAAGGACCTCGAGGTTTGCTCACGCCTATGCGGTAAATCCCGCAACTCTGCAATAGCAACACCAAGACTAGCTTTTTCTAACTTAGGTCGAAGTACTTTATCGACCTTGCAACTCCATGAGTCAAAATTTGGCATATAAGTCGTTCCGGAAAAAACTTGAGTTCGAATAGTGTCATTAGACACATATTTGAAATCATCCGGATCGATATCCCAAATGGGTGCAATAGCACCTTTATACCTCCTAAATGACGTGCCTTCACTATCAGAGATAGTGACGCGCGTATCATGAGGAGGATCGGGAAGCCATTTGTCGATTTCATACAAGCCCACTTTTAACGAAGTAAAGGCTCCCCCAGACCTATAGGGAGGGCCGGGATTTGTTTGATCCCGACACAACTCTAAAGATCGATAGGGAGAATTGATCGTGACTTTAATTGTAGATCCGTACGGATTCCATACTTGGTTTCCAATAGGACCTTGCAATTTAAAGAATTGACCAATGGGTACTGTGGCACTAGGCCTAGGTACTCCCCTATATCGAACGCGGACTTGAGTTTGACTCATTTAAGCTAAACCTCCATAAGGTAAACTACTAAGCACGAGACACTGCGAGTGCTTTTCGGTTCTGAGACCCGGTACCGAACCGGGATACAGTGCCGAAACACTGTGACCTCATCGCTGAGATCTCAG